AATTGACTGCAAGTTGTCCACTTGTTAAAGCCATTAAAATCCTTAGAGCAAAAGAAGCAACTCGGCTTCATCTTCCAGTATTGACCATTCTATCTTTGATTGTGCCGTTGCCACTAAAGCGTTTGTGTTCGTGTAGGCAATTGCCTTGATGTGCAAAATCTCGCGCACAGTTTCGGCTTTAGGTGTTTCAACTATTTGAACTGGTGGCGGTTCAGGTAATGCTTTAGGTAATTCAACTGGTGGCGCGTAATAAGGTCGGTAATGTCCAGCAGGTTCGCTTGGTGCTGGCGGTTCTGGATGAATAACGGTTGCTGTTGCTTGGCTTATAAGTTCACCAAATAGAGAAGTTGCACCAACATTGTCGGTTATTGTGCTTGTTGCCGATCCAGTTAATGCACCTAGTTGCGCTTCAAATAACGGCAAAACTTGTGGGACTGTATTTGCACTAGCTTGTAAAGAACCTAATGGTGCTGTTGCAGAAACTAAATCCGTAACGCTTGCGGTGACTGTTGAAGTTAATGAACCGAGCGTTGCATTTGCATTGATGCTATGTGATACACCAGATGTTGCGCTAGAAACAAATGCGCCAAGTGGTGCGCTGAATGTAGGTAAAACATTTGGAAGCGAATTAGCGGTTGCACTTAATGCTCCTAGTGATGCAGAAGCAGAAACAATAACGCTAGGCGTTGTTACTGCACTTGCAGTCATTCCACCTAGTGATGATGAACCATAAGCCAGTTCAGTCAGCGTTCCGTCATAAGTGGAAACAGTCGAGTTGTAAGTTAAATCATTTGCATCGTAAGCAGACTTACCACCAACAACTGTGTAATCCAATTGCCTTGAATCCAGAACCATCTGGTCAAGACGAACAACACGATCCGTATTAAGAACGAGAGCATCTAGGTTTGATGCGCTCATGGATTAACTCGCTACGGTTAATGAAGTGGTGAGAGAACCAGAAGTGATTGTATAGGTATCGCCAGCAGTGTAAGGGTTGCCAGTAATAGTTCCTGAAAATAGGAAGTTACCCGAAGAAGACAAATCCCAAGCGGTGAAATGCGTGGCATCTTGTGAACCTTGAATGTTTGTCCATGTCACATCTGCACTAGAAGTTAAAGAACCACCAGAAGCAGCAGAAAAAGCAACAGACTTGCGATTAGTTTCAGTTGCAATATTGGCTGTGCCATTTGCTCCGGGATCACCAACGTGCAATTGAATGTAAACCGTAGCGACACTAAAAGCAGTTGCGTTACCTAAAGCAGCAAGCCACTTATTAGCCAAGTAATTCGATACGCCTGTTGCCATTAGTCCTCAACTCTTTCAATGATGTTCACGATTTTACCGTCATCGTCACGTTCAACTGTGCGAATGACTGCCCGTTGTG